AACCTGTAGAACTAAAATTTGACAATTCCAAGCATATAATTACAGGTGTTATTTGTTTAGCAGATACTCCTATTTACAGGTATAACGAAAGATACGGTGAGTATTATGTAGTATTCACTAAAGAAACCATTGAAAAGATGGTTGAAAAATTTGCAAAACAAGATTTATTCAAGTCAGTAAACTTACAACATGATGATGAACAATTTGTAGATGGTGTTTACATGGTTGAATCTTACATTACAAACAAAGAAAGAGGAATAAACCCAATCGAGTTTTCGGATGTGCCTAATGGAAGTTGGATTGCTTCTTACAAGGTAGAAAATGAAAAACTATGGAATGAAATAATAAATGGTGATAAGTTAAATGGTTTTTCTCTACAAGGTATGTTCACCCTTGAAGAACAATTTGAGAAACAACTACCAAAAGGAGAAACATTTGATGAATGGCTTGAAAAGTATTTAAACTAAAACTATGAATCTAAACGTAATTAAACTGTGGAAAGCAATGCTTCAACTTTCTGAGATTGAAACGGATAAAGCAAAACTTATTGTAGAATCCGAATTGGTTGAAGGAGTAGAAGTATTTGTAGAGAAAGAGGGTGAATACGTTCCTGCTGAGGATGGTGAATATGTAGCAGAAGATAAGGTTATAGTTGTAGCGGAGGGTAAAGTTGCTGAGATTAAAGAAAAAGAATCTGAGGAACAACCTGATGAACCTGCACAAGAACCTGAAGAGGAAGCACATGAAGAAGAACAACCATCTGAGGAACAAGAACCCGATGAAAAGGATGCAAGAATCGCTGAACTTGAAGCGAGGGTTGCTGAACTTGAAGCCCTATTAGCAGAAAAGGATGCTAAGATTGCAGAAATGCAAGCAGAATTAGAAGCAAAACAGGCACAATTAGAAATGTCCGCTGAAAAACCTGCAAAAGAGAAGGTGAAGAAAGAAGAGAAAAGCGGTGCATTGAAGTATTTTAACTAATAACAAAAATTAAACCTTAAAATTGAATTAACTATGGCAATTAATGTATCAGCCTTAACGGCTTATGTAGATGAACAGCGTTTACCGCTGATTCGTAAAACTATTTTTGCTGCACCTTCTGTAAAACATTTCAACCTTCAAACAGGTGTAAAACATGCAGCAGCATTGAATATTCTCAACACTACTGTTCAATTCGGTGACGGTGCTACTTGTGGTTGGGATGAAGCAGGTTCGTCTGATTTCAGTCAGAGAGTACTTGAAGTAGGTAACTACAAAGTAAACATGTCATTCTGTGACAAATCAATGTTGAAGTATTGGAATGGTTATGAAGTTCGCGTAGCAGCAGGACAAAAATCACTTCCTTTCGAAGAGGATTTTGTAAACGGTGTTATTGATGGTATCAAGGATAAACTTGAAACTGCTATTTGGCAAGGTGTAAAAGCAACTGACAGAATGGATGGTATTCTTACTATTCTTGCAGGTGAAGCAAGTGTTATCAGCGCAAGCGCAGGTGCTACTACTTATGAAAGCGTATTGAATGCTTACAAAGCAATCCCTGCAAAGAAACTTGACAAGGCTGCAATCTTTATGGGTGTAGATGCTTTCCGTGACTTGGTTCTTGAACTTACTGCTAAGAATCTTTATCACTACAGTCCTGAGGTAGATGCTTCTATGGAGATTATACTTCCTGGTACTTCTACTAAGGTATTCGGTGTAAGTGGATTGAATGGTAGCAAGAAGATTGTTGCAAGTGAACCTGAGAATATCTACTACGGTGTTGATATGGAGGGTGATGAAGAGAAGTTTGATTTATGGTACTCACAGGATAATCAAGAGTTCCGTCTCGCTATCAACTTCAACGCAGGTGTACAAATCGCTTTCCCTGATGAGGTAGTATTGGGTAGCCTTTAATATCTAATCAACAGACAGAAAATAACAAAGGGAGTTGACAATTCGGTTAACTCCCTATAACTAAACTAAAAATTAATTAAAACTATGGCTTGTAATTTATATACATTAAATGGACTTAATACGGCTTGTAAAGAGAGTTCTTTCGGTGGTATCAAAGAAGTGCTAATTGCACCATTCGATGATGTTACAAGCACATCTGTTGATAGTACTACTCATTTACTCACTCCAACGATGGCGAGTAGCAAGTTGTTTATGCAATATAAACTTTTAAAATCAACAGGTGGCTTAACAAGTACCCTCAATACTTCCGAAACTACTTCTCCATACTTTACAAATGAGGTTACTCTTCAATTTATGAAGATGGAGACTAAGAAAAGACTTGAGATAATGGCACTTATGATGTCTGCTTGTGCAGTTATTGTAAAAGATGCAAATGATAAGTATTGGTATTTAGGAAAAGATAATTACGTTGAATGTAGTGCAGGTACTGTAACTACAGGTACTGCTGCAAGTGATGCTAATCACTATGAGTTAACCCTTTCCGATACTTCCGCTGAACTTCCTTATGAAGTGGATGGAACAGTAATTGCATCTATTATGCAGCCTGTTCAAGATTAAACCAAACAATAAAAGAAAGGGAGGTAAGTATTGATTACTTATTTCCCTTTTCTCATTTATAAACGAAAAACAAACTAAGACACATGGTATATATTAACGAAAATAGTGGTACTGTAACCATACCAAAACATATTTTTACACAAGATAGTACTTTTACTTTACTACTAACTTCAAATCTATCCAATGATGTAGTTTTAGTGAAAGATAGTGGTAACATTTCTACCAATACCAATTATTATAAGTTCGCATTAGGTAGCCTTGATAATCTTAATGTAGGAGAGTACACATACAAATTATTTAATGAAGATTCCGAGGTTATAGAAACAGGTTTACTTATGTTTGGTAACTTAGATAGAACGGTAATAGTAAATAACACTTTTAACAAAGAAAAAATACAGTACAATGGCTAAGACACAAAAACAACAACAGATGTCTTTTAGTATTTTTGATAACCCTGCTAAAGTGATACCCACATTTATTGAGAAAGAAAATACAGGAAAACCATACCTTAATTATGGTGTAGATAACAGATTCCCAAATTATCTATGGGAGTTGTATTTGCGTTCTGCAATACTTCAATCAATAGTAGAAGGTACTGCTGATTATGCAGGCGGTAAAGGTATTTCTTATAATGATAATCCTGATATTCAAAGACTAAAAGATGAAGCAAATGAAGATGGTGAAACACTTGATGATATAATCAAGAAAATTATCATTGATTATATGGTTTTTGGCGGTTTCTCATTACAAATCATTTATAATAAATTAGGAGGAATCAGTGAATTATATTGGTTGGATTTCCGTAATGTCAGACTTAATAAAGAGGGTAATAAGGCTTACTATTCCGATGATTGGATTAAACACTCTAATGATTACATAGAGTATGATGTATTCAATCCTAAATCTAAAACCTCTAAAGGAAGTTGTGTATTTTACTTCAAAGGACACATTTCAAGAGGGGTATATCCAATTCCGAGATACAATGGTGCTTTAAGTGCTATTGAAACAAGTACTGAAATAAGTAAATTCCACCTTAATTCAATACTAAACAACTTTAGTGGAAACTTTATTATCAATTTTAACAATGGACAACCAAGTGAAGATGTAAAGGATGAGATTGAAAGAAAAGTAAAAGCAAAATTCTCAGGTGCTGACAATGCAGGTAAATTCATGCTTGCATTCAATGATAGTAAGGAGAATGGTGTAACAGTTGAAAGAATACAAGATGATAACTTTGATAAGAAGTATGAGAATTTGAGAACTGATACATATAAAGAGATATTTGTTGCTTTCAGGGCTATTCCTCAATTATTTGGTTATTCATTAGAGGGAACAGGCTTCAATAAACAAGAATTTGATGAAGCATTCCTTTTATATAGTCAAACAACGGTAATACCAATTCAAAAGGACATTACAAGAACATTTAATAAGATATTCGGTGTAGATAATAGTTTAACCTTTATCCCATTCGAATTAACTGAAACAATAGAGGAAGGGAAATAATATGGCACGTGTATTACTTATATCAGAAGCGACACTTAAAAAGAATAGTGTTATAAACAATAATGTAGATGGTATGTACATCCTTCCTGCTATCGAGTATGCACAGGATGCAGGGCTTCAACCTCTATTAGGAACTAAACTATACAACAAGTTAATGGATTTAGTAGCAGATGGTTCTATACAAACAGAGACTGATTATAAAGTCCTTTTAGATGAATACATTACACCTTATCTACTTAATAAAGTAACAGCGGATATACAAATCCCGTTGACATACAAGTTGAGAAATCAGGGTGTAGTTCAACAAACAGATGCAAATGTATATCAACCATCTATGAAGGATTTACAGTTTGTTATTCAGAACTATGAAAATAAGGCTAATTTCTATGGTAGCAGGCTAAGTGATTACCTACACGCAAATCATAGTAAATATCCTGAGTTCTGTAAGGTAG